AAGGCATCAATACGTAAAACTGTCATCGCGCAGTTGCATTCTCTGTTACGTATGCCCAAACCAAGTTTTGCTGGCTATCTCATTGGTATTCACTGGAGGACCCAACTATCTAGGTCTTCGAAGCCGAAGTTTCGACAATTCTACCCTTTCCCGGTTCTCGTTTCTGCTTTAGAGAAAGTACTGTTTGGAGGTATCTTCAAACATTTTGAACGAGTTAAGACTACGCCTTATTGTTTTGGCAATATATTCCCGGATCTGAAAAGTCGTTATTCTAAGTGGCAGAAAAGCCGCAGAGTATATTCTCTGGATTTAGAATCTTTTGATCGAAAAGTATCTAATAACATTTTAGATTTAACTTTAGAATTCTTAGCTACACATACTAGCTTAAATGCTAAGGAGAAGATTTTATTTAGCTACATAAAACATTATCATTTAAATTGTTTTATCGTAACCAATATAGATGGAAAACTTTGTGTTTTTCAAAAAAGAAAAGGGCTTATGAGCGGCTCATCTCTAACTAATTTGCTAGGTACGTTAGTTAACTTATTTTATTTGTTATATACAAATGAAAAACTCAAATTAAATATTGATTTAAGTAGTATTTCTATTTTAGGCGATGATATTGTTTTTGCTTCTAACAAACTGATATCCTTCAATGAGTTAAATGCATTTTATGAAACAAATTTTAAGCAAAATTTAAATATTGAGAAAAGCGAAATCTTTAAACAAGGTGAAAAAGTATATTTCTTAGGACATTACTTTGATTCAGAGGGAAGATACCTAAATCGAGATAGGTTGGAAGCACAATTGTGTTTTTCGGAAAACTACATTCCTGAAGACGTTATGAGCACTAGCGACCGAGTTTGGAGTAAATTCTGTTCAATACTTTTCAAGTGTAGTGATGGATATGAGATTTTTGAGAAATATAAAAGAAAATTGCTTTATATTTTAAAACTTGAAAAAGTACCTGATACTTTCTTCAATTTTCATGATAATGTTGGAGAGTTTAGGAGATTAGCGTTCAATGATTTTGCACAGAATGGTTGGATGAAGCAATGATTCCGGAAGAGAGTGCAATCTCTC